ATCATGACGCGCAGCAGCAAAGGGACAAGGGATCTGAGAAAGCCGAAGAATGGCGGAACAGCCCGAAAAAGCCCGTAAATCAAGGATCTACGGCGGAGTCCATGGCAGAGGCGGTAGTTGAGAAAAAACGCCACGAAAAGGCCAAATGGACATGCATTTGAGAAAAAACGGCGTGCCGGAAGTGGCGTTGCAACGGCGGTGCATCAGTTGCGCAAGCCGGGCGAATGGATGATCAGTTCTCCGAAACGTCGGTCGGGCGAAAGCGCCTGATTTCCGGATCCGTTCCTGGTCGTGATGTGGTCGACGTCGTGGCCTTTCCAGAGGGAGCGGTTCAGGGGCGAGTCATCCAGGGTGACGATCCAGCGGCTCTTCAGCGTGATCACGCGGTCCCGGAAGCCGGTGAGCTGATCGTCGGTCCAGCCGTCGTAGTTGCGGATGTTCGAGACGCCGTAGGGTGGATCCAGAAAGAAAAAATTGTCCCGGTGGTCGTAGTTCTTGAGGAGGCGCTGGTAGTCCAGCTGCTCGATGACGACGGCGTTGAATCGCTCCTGGAAGCTCCTGACGCGCTCGATCAGCGTCTCGGTGCCCATGAACGCCCGGCCTGCCGGATCACGCACCACAGCCAAGCTCGTCCCGGATCCGGCGAAGGAGGTTTTGTTGAGGTGGAGAAAAAGGGCGGCTCGCTGGATGTCGGTCAGGCAACCCTTGGTTTGGAGAAGTTGCCGGGTGTGGTCGATCTGGGCTCGGGACGCCGGTGGCAGTTCGCGGAGCTTGCGGGCCAGCTCGTCGGGATGGTTCGCGGCGACGCGATAGAGGTTGATGACGTCGCCGTTGATGTCATTCACGACTTCCAGCCGGGATGGAGGCTTTGCCAGAAGAAGGGCACAGCCTCCGGCAAATGCTTCGATGTAGCCTGCGCCGTCAGGGATGTGTGGCAGGAGGCGCTTGAGGTGGCGGGACTTGCCGCCAGGCCAGGATAGGAGTGGTAAGGTTCGCATAGCGCCGCCCGAAATCCTGATCGGGCGGCCAGAGTCAATCCTGCTCAGGCATTTTTTCCGGATCATCTTCAACTTCACCCTTGGGCTTCTTCCGTCGGAAATTCAGCGGCTTGAGAGGGTCCTGGGGGATGCCCTTTTTCTTGAGGTATTCCGAGGCCATCTTGTTGACGGATGGGGTTCTTGGCAGCTTGTCGGGTTTGCCGGATTTTCGGTTTCGCGCGGATGATCCCATCCGCAGCGAGCTGCCTATCGAAGATCAAAAGTCAATCCGAAAGGGGTCAGAACGGATCTTCGAAACCTGGCCGCGCCGCCATTTCGTGTGGCGAACGGCGGGCCTTGGCGGCATCCGAGGTCTGGGAGCGGTTGCGGTCGCAGGTGTTGCCCCGGCCCTCGCGCTCGGCGATGCGGTTCACAAGCGTGAAGCGAATCTGTGCGAGCTGGCTTGCGTTGCAGCGCTCGGCGAGGCTGGTCTTGAGATCTGCGCTGAGGGTGAGATCCGGGCGGCGGGTTTTGTCGCGGACGATGGAAACGAGATAGTCGAAAGAGAGCGGGCCTTCAGGATGGTCGAGAAGGGCGGCGTGGCGCTCCAGGCGGCGCTCGAGCTGGCGAGGTGGAGTGGAAGCGGCGATCTGCTCGACGGTCGCGTGGGCCAGGGCGATGTGAGCGGCGAGGGTTTCGGCGATTGACCAGGCAATCTGGCGCTCGGTGTTCTTGCCGCCCTTGAGAATCCAGTGCAGCGCCTCGTCCTCTTTGGCCGCTGCGATTTTGAAATGAGCCATCAGGTCGCAGAAATGGTGATGATCGCAGGAGGTCAGGCCTGGGCGGCCGACTGCCGCCATCACCTCTTCCGTACGCCACTCGTCGAAAGTGATTCCGGGATCCTGGACGGAGTAAGCTTCGCGAGCGGCCATGATGAGCGGCTGGATCTCTTCGGGGGAAATATCGCCACGGACTTTGCCAGGCTTTGCAACGGCCTTGCGGGCGGATTTCTTGGGGGTGGTTTTCATGGGAGTTGCTTGAGGGATTCGAGGATGGATTGCAGTCCGGTGATGGCTTCTGAGCGGTCGCCTGGGGGGATGGATTTAGCGGAGTTGAGACGAGCCTGGTGGTGCCACCCGGCATACCAGGCTTGGCGGTCGGCACTGGAGATCCGCGCGTCAGTGATGACGCAGGGGTGACCCTCCGTCATGGCATCTCGGCCGCGATCAAACCAGTTCACTTTCATGGTTTCGGGGTAATTGCGGCGATGATGTTGAGGATGCCGAAGAGAGCGACGACGAGCGGCATCGCCCTCGCCTCCATGTCCCACATGAGAGCGGCGATGATCAGCAGGGTCCAACCGAATGCGAACGTGCTCATGGCTTGGCTTTCCTGACTGGAGAAATCATGATTTTCAGCGAGGTGACGTCTTCCTGAAACGCGTCGTGTGCGCGGAGCAGCTCGCCACACACAAACAGCGCGTCAGCCATTCCACGGCAGCCGTCCGCTGTGCCCTTGAAGACGCGAGCACCCTGCGGACGGCCGAGCGTCACTGTGAATTTGTGGCTGACTTTCGACATGATATCAGAGGGTTTTGTCCCGGTGGTTCTGCTTTTTCAGCCGCGCCTCGATGCTGCCGGAATCGTCTGCCAGGCACTCGACTGCGGGGCGCGGGATGAGCTTGTGGCGGTTGCTGTGCTTGGCCAGGAACCGCAGTTTTTCCAGGCCGGATTCGCCGGTCATTTTGGAGATCACCCGGCCGCCGTAGAGCAGCTCGTGGTGGGTGATTTCCTTGGGCTGCTTCTGGGCGACTTCCAACTTGGTTTGACGCCTGTGGCAGGTGATGACGGCCCATGTGGGACCATCGGGGGGGAACAGATTTTCGGTGTCTTCGGACATGGGGATGTGGGGTTGGTTATTCGACGAGACGGAGGGTGGGGTGAGAGGGAGTGGCGGTGCTCTGATGGGTCCGATTGTGGGACTCCGAAAACGCGCGGCCGCAGTGAGGGCAGGACTGCCTGGGAGCGACGTAGGATTTCTCGCAGATGCAGAGAATCGTGCCGCGTGCGGGCTTGGGGAGAGCGAGGGGTTTGGGCTCCTTCAGCGGCTTCTCGGGTTTGCGCTCCCGGTAGTTTTGATTGAGCTTGAGCTCGACGGTCGAGCGGCGGTCGGTGTCAGGTTCGTAGAACCACTTGTCGCTGTCATCGGCTTCGAGGTTGAGGGTCACTTTCGTGAGCTTGGAGAGGATGGCGATGGCCTGAGTTGCTGCGGTGATGCTGTCGCAGGCGAACTTCTGATAACCGATCTCGATGATGTGTTTTTTGGCCATGGCTTCAGGATTTCTTGGGCTTGGGTTCGAAGGTCCAGACTGTGAAAACCTGCTTCCGTTTCGGATCGTCGAAAAACTTGCCGACCAGGGCGCTGCCCTCGGTTGAACTTTTGACCAGGCGGACGGTTTGGGCGGCGTCGTCACCGAACCATTTCTGGACGATGCGTTGAGCAGCCTGCCGCTCGCCGGAGGTGCAGGATCCGGTGTAAAGTTGCTTGAATCCGCTGGCGGCGCTACTGCGGATCTGTGCCTTGGCGGTGACGGCGTTGTAGGAGGTGAGGATGATCATGGGGATGATTAGGTGAGGAGGTTGAGGGACCGGGTCATGAGCGGTATTCGGCAGGCCGCGCCGGTCCCTCGTTTGGGGCCGAAAGGGGTCAGTTACTCATGCGCTCGGGGTCTTCGCGCTTGGGTTCGATGAAGAAGGTTTCGTCCTGGTCGATGCGCAGGCCGAGGCTGGCGAGATCCGCGTCGTCGAGCTTCTTGAGGGCGTCCTTGTCCGGCTCGGATTTGGTGCGGATCAGCTCGGTGCGCTCGGTGGTGCGGAGGGCTTGCAGGACATCGTCCCACTTCCATTTCCGGTTGAGTAAAACGAGCTTGGGATTGCCGGTGCGGAAGCCGAAAAGTCCGAGCGCTGAGGCAGCGGATTTCAGCTTGCCGAAGAGGGTCTCCCGGTGGGTGGTGGCGAACTTCTCACAGAGGACAAGTTTGGCGGAAATCTGCTGGCTGATTTTCTCGATCTCAGGGTTGTGCTCTTCCATGATTTCGGCGAGCAGGCGGTCCCGCAGAGTGATGAGTTGTTCGCGGTCGAGCTGGTGCTTGCAGATCTCATCGACGGTGACTTCGAATTGAGCGCGGGAGTCGATGGTGACGGTGGATTTGAGGCGTGCGGACATGGTGTTGGTGGTGGTTTGGTGAGAGAGTTAGACGACGAGGTGGGCGAGTTGGTCCAGGACGCGGAGCTTGAGCTGCATGGCGGTGGCGGCGTAGCGGGCGTGTGTCCGGTCCTTGTGGGCGACTCCCCGCTCGCGGTAGTAGCTGGCGGTGACGTCGTGGATGTCGTGGAGATCCTCGGCGAAAATCACGGCGTCCAGGGCGGCCCGGATGACAGGATCCGGACCGGCTGCGAGGATGGACGTTGCGGCGCTGCGGATCCGGCTTTCCTCTTTGCGGAGATATGGCTCGCGGGCGGCCGAAACGAGACGGGGGACATCATGGGAAACAGCCATGGGGATCAGTATTGTTTGGGGGCTGGTGGGAGGGTCTTGGCGATGTCGTGGCCCTCGACGGTGAGGGACCAGACGGTGAGCATTTGGAGTGGGCGGCTCTCGACGATTCCCTGGCGTGCTTCGGCTCTTAAGATTTCGGTCACCTGGGCGGTTGGAATGTCAGTGTGATCCGTGATCGCGGAGGCGGTGGACGGGCTGGTGAGGAGGTCTCGGAGGATTTTGTCGCGGGAGGTCATCGGGATGTGGCGGCGCCGTAGAAGATTGAGCGGCAGACTCGACGGGCGAGGGAGTAATAGGCGGGATCGGTTTTGAGCAGCTTGAGGTGCTGGTCGCGGGCGTGCATGATGGCGTAATGGTCCCGGCGAAAGATTTCTCCAACGGCTTGCAACGACCAATCCGAGTAGGCTCCGCGGATGGCGGCAATGGCTAGCAGCCGGGCGCGGTAAACCGGCACCGTGCGGCGACGGCCGGTGATGGCGGGTGCTGGGACGCCGGTGATGATAGCTACCTCGCTGATGATTTCTTCAGGACTCATCATGGCGGGGTTGGGAGTTGGCGGGTTGATAGGCGCGGCGGGCGCGTTCCAGGGCGGCGCGGATTTCCGTGGGACCGGCATCCTTGTTTTGCAGCTGCTCGCGGTTGAGAAGGATGACGGCGCGGCGGGCGATCTCGCGCTCTTGATCGGTGCCGATCTGGCCGGTGTAGTAGGCCTCTGAGCAGACGAGCCAGGAGTCCTGACCGGGACCGACGATGAAGAGCTGCACCCAGCCGACGTGCATCTCCCAGATGTGAGACGAGGCGGCGACTGCGGCTTGGTGGTTCGGATGGTCTGCGAGGCAGGCCGGGGAGCGGAGGGATTTGTGGATGATGGACATGGGGTAGTGGGGTGATTGGGGGGATTACTTGCGGCGCTTGCCGAGGGACTGGTGATGTTCGAAGGCGGTGACGAAATGACTCCAGGTGTATTTCTCCTTGTGCTTGGCGGCGGCGGCGGCACCGGCACGCAGATGCAGGGTGAGCTTGCGCAGGCCGGAGCTGGAGAGGATGTCCTTGATGATCTCAGCGGCTTCCGGCTCGCTGGCGGTTAGTGGAGGCAGGCCGAATGATTTCACGAACGCCCGCGCGTCCTCGGCGGTGGGCTTGTCCGGCAGGTTGATCTGCAGCGTGCCACGGTCCAAGAGCTGGCCGAGTGCTTCCTTCTGGTCGGTCATGTATTTCGCCAGGGCCTTGGTGCCGACCAGAACGAGGCCGCAACCGGACTTGTCATAGATGGTGCGGAGGAACTCGCATTGCAGGACGGCCGTCAGATCGTTGCCGGGGCGGCGGAGAAAAAGCTGATGGAGTTCATCGACGATGACGAGGCGCTGGCCAGCGGCGAGAAGGGTGTAGAGCTTCTCGCGGGTGCGGAGCTGGGTTTGCTTGGACTTGTAGCCGATGCCGCACGCGCCTGCCAGGGCGGTGATGAATTGCACGAGCGTCATGCCCGGTTCACAGCGGAAGTAGATCGTCTTCCCGTGGTTGTTGAGGCGCTTGTATTCCTCCAGGACCGAGGTCTTGCCGATGCCCATGACACCCCAGAGAATGGCCACGGTGCGGAGCGCGCGGGCGTGATCGCAGATGGCGAACATCTCCTTGCCGAGCGAAGTCATAATGAATTCGGGATTATCCACGGACTCGTGGATGCTGGCCCTGGCTTTGGTCAGGGAGGCGCAGAGGTTCGTTAGCTCCGCGCCGTATTCGCCCCGGAAGACGCGGCTCAGCGTGGTGGTGCTGGAACCCACGGCCTTGGCGAGCTGGTTGAGCGTCCAGCCCCGGTCCTTGCCGAGGAAGTAACACCAGCGGAGCACCTCTTGCTGCTGATCTGGAAGCTTGGAGATGACCTTCTCGAACTCGGCGGGTGAGATGTTATAGTTGGTGGTGGTGGTGGCGGGGCGCAGGTTGCGGTCGTCGTCTGGATCGGGGGTGGTGATGGCGGTGGTCATGGGGTGGGGTGGAAATTTGAGATTTGAGGATTTGAGATCTGAGGATTTGAGATTTGAGATTTGAGAGGAAGAGGGATGAATGAATGAAGGCCGAGTCTGGAGACTCGCGGTCCCCGCTAGATGGAGTCGGGGAAATGGTTGTCTTCGGGAAGGCAGGCGAATGGGTCTTGCCAGGTTTCTTCGGCGACGGGGATGAGGTCGTAGTCGATGACCTGGCCGTGGTCGCTGAGGCGGTTTGCAGCGGCGGTGCGGGCGGCTTTCTGACCGGCTGCAACGCGGGCGTCGTGGATCTCGTCCGGGGTGATAGGCTCGCCGTCACGGACCTTGCGATTGTGCTCGCGGAGGTCTTGAGCGTCTCGAACCTTGTCGGTATGAAGGATGCGGGAAGGCTCCTGAATGTCGGCGATGCGGGAGCGCTTCTCTCCGGCGGCTCTTATCAACGCCTCGCTGCGGATGTCGGGCCGTTGCTCGAATGGCGCGTCCGAGCCAAATGCGCCTGGTTCGATGGAGCAAACTTTGCGGTAGAACGGGACTTCTCCCAGAAACCTGCCCCTCGCATCGACGACGATGGCGAACTGGTCGTTGAACGGCAGGGCGAACATCTTGACCTTTTCTCCATGCGGGATCTCCCGACCGGCGTGCGGGCCGGAGATGAACCGTGATTGATAGATGAGCGGATCCGGAGCGATGTCCTGATCCGAGAATTCCAGAAACCCCCGGCGGGCGGTGACTTCGCGGGCGAGGTCGTCGGTGAGAATATCGCAGAGCACTACTGGCGGAATCTTTGGCCAATCGCCGCGCCGGTTCCACACCTCGCCGGGACTGAGGTTGCGGCGGCGCGTCCACTCGGCCGGTTGCTCCTGTGCGCCGGAATGAATGATCTGTTGGGTTTTAACCGGCAATTTCCTGACGCGGTTTTCAGGCAACCAGAGGTCACTGCCCGGCAAGGTGGTGTATTCGGTGACGACGTGCTTGAGTTCATCCCAGCCTTCCAGATGGTGGTCCGTGCGCCCGTTCAAGCCGTGCTCGTAATAGTCCGTTAGGAAGGGGATGAAGTGGGCGTGGAAATCGATGGTCGGTGCGATGAGGTTGTCCAGGTGGTGGGGTGCCACCTTGAGCACATCCGCGAAGATCTTCTCGAAATGGGCGACTGCGCGGTCCGTGGTGACCGGGCCTTTGAGGCCGGAAGAGGGCGAGCCTGTCTGTAGGGCGAGATGGCCGAGGTGGTTGTGGATCAGCGCATGGATGGATTCCAGCGCGGCCTTGGCCCGGAAGTTCCCGCCCTCGGTGCCTGGCCAGTAACCATTGAGGGCTGCCTGCTTGCCTTCGATTGGCTGATAGTCCACCCGGATCAATCCGCCCGTTGCATCATAGAGGATGCGGGCGATGTCCTCGGAAACCTTGGCCGTCTGATGCTCGCTCATGAGCATGGTGCCTTGCGGGGAATAACCGAAGCGATGGAACATACCGGCGAGAAACATGCGCATGTCCGCCCCCGAGAGGGTTTTCCAGGTGCCATCCTCGCGCTTGCGGCGGGGCATCGCGCCCCAGTGGAAGCGGCAGCCAGAGAAGAGGTCCAGCGCTCCCAGCTCGATCACGCGGACGATCCTGCGGTCCCGGCCTCGGCCATGGGTGACCATGTTGTCATGCCACACGTCGTCGAGCTGGATCACCGCGCCGGGATGGAGACCCACGCGGGTGGTCTTGACCGTCGGCAGATAGAGGTTGGTCTTGCTGGAGGTGCCGACGCGGATCGAGCGGAGGCGGGCCAGCTCGATGTTATCGGCCACGATGCGGCCCAGGTTCTTGTTCGACCATCCGGCTGGAATCTTCGGGTGGCCAGGCCACGTCTCATAGCCGGGGATCGGTTCCTTGCGGGCTTTCCACCGCAGGCGCAGGGCGCTGAAGGCGGCGGCGTTGTTGCGCTGGTATTCCTCCACGGTCTTGCACAGCTCTGCGATGAAGTGAGGCTGGCGGGCCATCGCCTTGGTGCATCTCAAGACCGGGACCTTGCGCTTGTCCACCAACAGCATCGGATCGCCGCCGTTGTTATTAAGGGTGTCATACTTCCTACGAAGAGTGCCGTAGGGGATGCCGAGCTGAGCAGCCTGATCTTCAAACCATTTGGTGATGCCCTTGCCGGGAACGTGGCGGAAGACATCCATCAAGGCGCGCACTTCCTTGCGCACGTCTCCGGGCAAACGCTCCCACTCGGGGGATGAATAGTCGATAGGAAGAAAGCAGGACATGGTTTTTGAAGTGATGGAAAATCAGAGGGCTTGATCCGGTGTGGCGGCGGTGGTGAAATCCCCGGATGGATACTCCCCGATCTCCAGCACTCGAATTCCTCGACTGGTTCCGAGAGCAGACGCGATCCATCCGGAGGCGAAGGCCAGGTCCGCATTTTCCGGCATGGCTCGCATCGCTAGAGCCGGATGTGCATGAGCGGGCGGCGGACGAACTCCTGTGGTGGCTGAGCTTCCAGGAATGGCGGCAGATGCCTCCGGACGCGGAGGAGATGGTGTATGTGCGCTTGAGCTTCGCGTGGTCGATCCTGCTTGAGCTGCTGGAAGAGGGGGTGCCAGCACCGGTGACACTGACGGAGCGGGTGACGGCGATTCATGCGATGGTGTTCGCCGTGTGGGAGCACCGATGTCTGGAGTTTTTGGATTCATACGGAAAAACAGGTGCTAGGGATGAGATGGGGAATTCGATGAACTGACGGGTGTTATTTGAGCCTCGCGTTCACGCGGTCGCGGACGGTGGCGGCGAATTCCTTCAGCTCTAGCAGGCCGGGCTTGTCCAGATCCTCAAGGGAGCCCTGGCGCAGTAGTTTCTCGAACGCTTCACGCCAGAGGTGGAATGCCTCGCGGGCGTCTTCCAGGGCGAGTTGTTCGGGCGACATGGTGAACGGCACCGGATTGATGAGTGCGGGCTTCTCCGGCTTGGGGGCGGTTTTGAGGACGCTGGCGAGCGTGGGCATGGGCAGACCGGCCTTCTGTGCCTGGTGGCGCAGGGTCTTCACCTTGGCCCGGATCTCGGCGGGCTTGGCGGTGAGGGGGAGGCCGAGCGAGCGGTAGGCGGTGGCGTAGCGGATGGCCGTGGGACGCTTGAGATCCGGCAGCGCATCGGCGAGCCAGGCGGAAAATCCGCGGATCGCGAGGATTTCGGGGGAGGTGGATTGTGCTTTGTCCACCGTGGACAAAGCAGACTTCGCTTCGCCGCCGAGGGATGCCCGCTCGCTGTTTGACAGCGTGAAAATCTCCTGTGCCCTGGCGAGTTGCTGCCCGGCGTCGAGGTAATGTTCCAGTGTGGTCTCGTGGCAGGCCTGCTCGTGCTTGTGGATGATTTCCCGGCTGCGGGAGATGGACTCGGCGAGGCCCGCCAGCTCGGCGGCGTCCACCTGGGAGGCGGTGACGATCTCGACATCGGAAGAGATGGGGGATCGGGGATTGGAGATTAGAGATTGGGAAGAGGAAGAGGCGGCTTTGAGCCAGGCGCTGATGGTGAGCGGGGAGAGTTTGAATCTTCTGGCGGCTTCGTTTTGCCCGCCTTTGCCATGGTCGGCATTGTAGGTGTTGACGAAACTGACGACTTCGAACTTCTGGGCGGCGGTGTAGGGTTGGGACATGGGTGGTTAGGCGGTTTGGATGAGGGTGTGGAGCTCGGCGAGGGTGATGTCCGGGCCCGGCAGCGGGTCGGTGAACTCGACATCGAAGAGGTCCTCGATCTCGGAGACGAGTTCGATAGAATCCAGGGAGTCGAGGCCGAGGGAGCGCAGGGAGTCGAAGGTGCCGATCTGGTCGGCGTCGATCACGGCGTAGTCCGCGATGAGGGAGCGGAGGTTGGTGAGGGTGGTGTCCATGGGAAGAGGAAGGAACATCGAACATCGAACGCCCAACATCGAACGTCGAAGAAAGATGAAGTTAGAGGAAGAGGTGGTAGAAGAAGGTGATGAGACCGGCGCTGAGGGCGGTGCTGAGGGCGTAGGGCAGGAGGTTGATCCACGCGATGCGGCGGCGGTTGCGGCTGTAGGGGCCGTGAATGGAGAGGCCTAACGAGGTGCGGCGGTGAGTGGGATTCATTTGGATCTGAAATTTGAGATTTGAGATTTGAGATTGAAGAGTCAGCCCGCGACGCAGAAGCCGAGGGATTTGCGGCGGGCGCTGGGGGTTTGCGCGGCGCGGCGGTGGAAACTGGCGCTGCGGTGCTCGCGGATGAGATCCACGGCATCGTGCCAGGTGGTGCAGGCGGGGGTGCCGATGGCGTCGGCGGCTTTGTCGAGCATCGCCGCCTCAAGGGCGTCGAGATCGGCGGAGGTGAGGAAGTGGGTGAGGAGATATGGGATGCGGGCGCTCATGGGGTGTGGTTGGTTTGGGAACATCGAACATCGAACGTCCAACATCGAACGTCGAAGGAAGATGAAGTTAGGAAGATGAAGTTAGGAAGGATCGGAGTGGAGATTGAGGTGGGAGAGGAAGGTGCGGGCGAGGTCGCGGGCGCGGGGATCCGCCTTGAGGCGCTCGATGGCGCGGGCGGCGTCCTCGCCGATGCGGCGGGGATCGAGGCCGAGGTGCTGGCCTAGCTCGACATCGGTGATGGCACCGGGTGCCGCCGCCAGGCCAGCAGCTTGGAGAGTGTAAAGACGGACGAGCTTGCGACGGAAGGCGGGCGAGGCGTTGGGATGGCGGGCGCGGATGCGATCCGCGACCTCGCTGGCAACGCGGTCGGTGATTTGGTCGTCTGTCAGATCGTCGTCGGGCATGGGTGTTAGCGGGCGGTGAGGCGGAGGAGGCGGGCGTCCCTGGCGCAGGAGGCGGAGACCTCGCGGTAGTAGGCGGCCAGGCGGGCGCTGGTGGCGGCGCGGGCGCGGACGGCGTTGAGCCGGGCGCAGTCGAGCAGGGAGCGGATGGCGAGCTGGCAGGGAGTGGTCATGCGGGGGCGAGTTCTGGGTTAAGGAAGCGCTCGCACTGGACGCGGCCGGTGAGGGTGATGGAGATGAGGATCTGGCGGCGGTCGCTGACGCCGTATTCCCGGCGGACGTAGCCGAGTTTTTCCAGGTCATCCACGATGCCGGTGATGCTGGCGGTGGAGACTCCGAGATAACCCGCGATGGAGGTCATGGGGCACTGGTGGCGGTCCATGAGGCGCAGCATGGTGCGGATCTTGTTGGACGAGGTGAGGCCGAGCGACTTGGCGGCGGCGAGGGTGGATTCGAGTTCGGTGGTTTTCATGGGGTGTTGGTGTTCGGGGTGTTGGTGGTTAGGCGGCGCGGCGGGTGAGGGTGATGCCGGCGAGTTCGATCTTGAGATCCGGGCGATGGGCGCGGATGGCTTGGGCGCGGCGGAGGTCCACGGCGCGGACGTGCGCTTCCATGGCGGTGTGGGCGGTGACCGTGCTGGTCTCCAGGAGGTGGTCGTCCACGAGGAGCTGGATGGTGTAGGTGTTCATGGGGTGTTGACGGGGTGAGTGGTTAGACTGTGCGGCGAGTGAGGTAGGACTTGATAGCTTTCCGGATCAGCTTGGAGCGGTCCGTGTCGTCCCGCTGAACGGCCTCGTCGATCAGGGCGACGACGTCATCCGGGATCCATGCAGCAATGAAGGTGGACCCTTCTTTTTGGACAGCTCCTCGCGGTTGGCGCTTGTGTGGTTGGTTTGGCATCGGCGGCGAAAGGTGTTTAATTGAGTTAAAGCGAGTTTACAACAATAAATTTGGCAATTCTCTGGATGGGTGTTAAAAATCAGCCGATGCCTGACCAACGAGCACCCGGAAAATCCCTAGTGGGCTGTTACGTCGACGACGCCTTCGCCGCCGAGATCGACCGTGCCAGAGAGGGGAAAAGCCGTTCCGACTTTCTGCGGGAGGTGATTTTCGACTACCTGGAAGATCAGGGATTTGCCCTTAAAAAAGAGTGGAAGTTCGCTCCCGACCGGGCCGGGAAGGGCGGGCGGCCAAAGAAGGTCGCGCTTAAAGCCGTTGAAGGCACGAAAAAGCCGAGGATTGCGTAGCCAACATTATCCGTGGTCCATGGTAACCGCTATCTGTTAGCTGTCACTCCCAATCTAATCATTGACGGAAAATTCACAGATGAAGAGCCTGGCCGCCATCGCTCTATCCGCCCTGTCACTCGACGCGGCCGAGCATCCTGAGTTATGGTATCAACAGAGCGTTGCAAAAGCCCTGCAAGGCAAGATGGAAGCGCCGGTCGAGAACGGGCGCGTGGATGTGCTGACGGACACTTATGTCATCGAAGTCGAGTTTGCGGCGAAGTGGAAGCAAGCGCTGGGGCAGTCGCTGTGGTATGCGCTTCAGACCGGGAAGACGCCTGGCATCGTGCTGATCGTCGAGGATGAGAAGCGCGACCGGGGACAGGTAATCCGCCTAGGAGCGGTGATCGAGGCGAACAAGCTGCCGATCCGGGTGTGGGTGTGGTTGGACGACTTCAAAAATTGATAGGCGGATCCCGGGCTATCAGCGGCCACTACCGTTTCATCATCCCCGGCGGCAGTCCCTTGCCCGTCCAGGTGGATCCGGTGTCCGCTGGACGCGACTCATTCCCTGCCCCGGTTTCTCTGGATGCCTTAATCCTCGCTACCGTGGCGTTACTCAGCACGCGGAACCGATCATTCAAATCCTGCTCGCTCGTGGCCAGCTGAGCCGCCCGTTCTGCATCGAGCCTCAAGGCGTCCACCGCGTCATTGCCAATGCTGCTTCGCTTGCTCTCCAACGCGTTGATGATCTCCGCCTTCAGCGCATCGACTTTCTCATTCTTCGTCCGCACACTTCCCGCCTTAGATGTCTCAATGGTCATGCCATCCTTCAGTTCCCCACGCCGGGCAGCTGCTTCCAGCATGGTCTTATCCTCCATAAAGCTCAGTTTCACCGGAGCCGTGGAGAACACATGCAGACGGTGCCTGCCAGCCACGGACACCCGCATTTCGCCGGACAGTCCACAGCGGCCCGTGCTTTGAATCATCTTTCCTGTCGCCACATCGATGACGTGGATTCCAGCAAGATAGCTGTCCGCCTTCACCAGCGGCGCGGCATTCCCATAGAGCTTGTAGGTCTTGTCCACGTCCCACTTCAGGACATAGGGAGTCCGCGCCAAGTATGCGTCCGACTTTTCCTGATCCGCCCCCAAGCGACCGATCCAGTGACTTTCATTGGTCGATTGAGCAAGGAGGGGAACCGCGCTGAAAAGAGTGGAGCCACAAAGAGCAGCAGTGATCCATGAAAGTCGAAATCTCATCCCCTTTTCTCTCAGAAATCCACTTCCTTTACAATCCGCAAGGCGTTACGCCATCACGTAGGTCCTGCCGACCTTCCGGATTTTCCGGGGCGCTGTGGTAGGATGCGGGCATGAACGCTCCGGAATCCCCCGCTCCGCGCCAGATGCAGCTCTTCGTCTGGGAGTCCGACGTGACGCAGGCGGGTGACGGCCGCGTGGTGATCACGGCGAGGAAACCGCTGTCCCACATGAGCCGGAAGCAGGCCGCGAAGGTGCTGGGGTGCTCGGAACAGGTGATCACGGATCTATTCCGCAACCGGCAGTTAGAGGGTTACAAGCCGGGCGGGTGGCGCGTGCGCAAGGATGGGAAGGCTTCCAACGCGAAGCTAAGGCTGTGCAGTGAGAGCGTCTTGCGCTACAAGGCGGCGAGGGAGCGCGATGCGCGGGAATGGCGGGGTTTGCGGGGGTGAGGAGTCCGGCGGGGACAGGATGTCCCTGCCACTTTTCCCGCCTGCCAGGCGGTAAGATGTAATCGCTGCAAGGGGTGTGGCGGAGGGTTTGCGGGAGGCGTGCATGGTGGTTGCGAATCCAACGCAGGCCACCTGCAACGCACCATGAAAACGCTCGCCACACTCATCCGCCACGCCGTGACCTATCTGGTCGGAATCCTTCTCGCATGGTTCACCGTGCATCTGACCGCGCCGCAGGAATTGAAATCCGCGACGGAAGCGGCGAACGCGCTGGTCGAGCCGCTGGTGATCGTGGTCGGGTTTGTGGGAGTGATCCTGGCGAGGCTGGCGATGCCGCTTCTCAACAACATTTTCCGGCGGGGTGCCGGAGAGGTGAATGACAGTGATGCGGGGGCTTCCGGGGGGAAGTTCCCGCTCGCGCTGCTCCTGTGCGCGGCGGCGGGACTCATGGGGGTCCTGCCGTCGTGCGCTACCAGGGGCGACGGCGAGTATCCGGTAACTGCCTCGCTTTCCTGGCGGGATCCGAACACCGGCGCGAAGGCCGGACTGGTTTACACGCCGAAGGCGAAGCTCAAGGGCGGTAAGTGAACATCGAACATCGAACGTCCAACATCGAACGCCGAAGGAAGAGAAATTTCAAGGGAAGCCGGGGCGAAGGATAGATCCGCAAGTGGCACACCAAGGCCTCTCCCGCTTTCCGCAATCCCCTAACCATTATAACACCGAACGAAGAAACACGCTGCATGCCCTCCGGCCAATCCGGGCCGGAGGGCGATGAAGGCGAAACCTCAACCAGCCAATGAGCAAACCTAAGATCATGATCGACGCCGGGCACGGCGGGCACGACTCCGGCGCGGTGGGTCCTAACGGGCTGCGCGAAAGCGATGTGGCGCTGGCGGTGGCCATGCTGCTGGGGGCGCAACTGGTGGGCGACTGCGAGGTGAACTACACGCGGCGGGATGACACGTTCATCGAGCTGCACCGCCGGGCGATGATGGCCAACGACTGGCAGGCGGATGCACTCCTCTCGATCCATTGCAACTCGGGGCCTCCAGGGCAAGGGACAGGGTTCGAGGTTTTCACGTCCATCGGCCAGACGCCATCCGACCGGTTTGCGACGGATTTGTTCGACGCGTTCGGCGCGGAGTTTCCGACGAAGGCGCGGCGGGTGGACATGCGCGACGGAGATCCGGACAAGGAGGCCGGGTTCGTGGTGATCCGGCTCACGCACATGCGGGCCGCGTTGTTCGAGCTGGAGTTCATCCACACCACGGCCGGGGAGAACTGGCTGCGGAGTCCGGCGAACCAGGCGGCCTGTGCGCGGGCGCTGGCGGCGGGGGTGCGGAAGCACTTTGGATTGGCGAACATCGAACGTCCAACATCGAACATCGAACATCGAACGGAAGAGAAGGAGATCCCGCTCAAGACGTTGATCGCTGGCAAGATCTCGGAACTCCAAACCCTGGTGAGCAAGCTGCCATGACACCTGAGGAACTCGTCGAGTGGCTCAAGCGCCAGCCCAAGACCGGTCTGGCAGTGGAGGCCTTGGATGACGCGCAGCTCTGCGCGGTGTCCGGACATCTCGGCCAGGACTACGACGAGAACGGCATCACCGGCGAGCTGCTGGGATGGTGCCTGTGGGAAAGCGCCGCGCGGTTCGCCCGGGTGATCGCCGAGAGGAAGCCCGGTCCTGAATTCCAAAACCCGAACCGGGACAGCCAAGAATCATGATACAGATACTAGCAGAAGCGGCGGCGGGGGCGGACCCGATGATTTCCGGTGACTGGGTGCTCAAGCTGGTGGCGGCTTTCTTCACGGGAGTGGCCTTGTTGGCCGGGCGCTACTGGGGGAGAAAAGAAGCGTCTGGCATGCGGCTGGAAGATCCCGTGCCCGAGGTGCCGACGCGCAAGGTGAGCACGCCGCCGAGCTGGGACGCGCACCGCGCCCTGGCGGACCGGGTGACGCGGCAGGAACAAATCTCCAACGAGCTGAGGACCGATCTGCAGGAAGTGCGGAAGGAGGCCGCGGAAAGCTACAAGGAGCTGATGAGCGCGGGCAACGAACGCGAGCGCTCGATCTCCGACAAGCTCGACGGCATCGCCAGGAGCATCCACTCGCGCATCGACGAACTCATGAAAACCAAGCCCGCCCGATGAACCTGCAACGCACCATCCTGAGAAACCTCGACCAACGCGCCGGCGGCATGTGCCCCACGGGCACGCTGTGGAGCGACGTGATGCTGGACGAGACGGGCACGAGCTACTCCGAATTCAAGCGGGCTCTCACGCAGCTGGAGGAAAAAGGACAGGTCGTCGTGGTGAATGGCGAGGACCGGAACAAGGCGAAGATCACCGACGCGGGCCGCGCCCGCTTGCTGGAACAATGAACCATGGCCACCACAAAGAAATCTCCGGCAGAGCGGAAGGAGCGCGGCGACTCCAAGCTGCATGTGGACGAGCTTGGCGCGGAGCGCCACGCGGAGCTGATCCAGGGGCTGGCGGGAGGCTGGACTTACGACCAGGCGCTGGACTGGCTGGATGCCGAGTGCTCGGTGTCCATCTCGCTCTCTGCGCTTACGCCATTCTATCGGCGGCATGTGGTGCCGCTCTTGCAGGACCGGAAGCGCTTTGCCTTCCTTGGCTCGCAGGCGGTGGAGAAGTTCGCGAAGCAGCAGGGAGTCTTCGACGCGGCGACGATCCTGGACTTCAAGGAAAAGGCTCAACGCATGATGCGCGATCCGGACACGGATCCGGAGGAAGCCCGCAAGTGGATGGAGACCTACATCAAGACGATGGCGGGCGAGCGGGACGAGCGGAGCCTGAAGCAGAAGGACCGGGTGATCTCACAGAAGGACGAGATCATCGCGCAGAACGAGCGGCGGATCGCCGTCCTGGAGAAGAAGGCGGCGTTCTACGATGCGGTGAAGGCAAAGGCCAACGAGCCTGGGACGGGCGGCGTGACCGCGGAGCAAATGGAAGACATCGAGCGGAGGCTCAAGATGATGTGATGGTAAAGCTGCTTCTACCACCGATTGAGATCAATCCACCGCCACGGGATTTCCGGATCCCGTTGCGTGACGTGTCGCCGAAGCGGCCCGCTCACGCGAAGAATTTCAAGGGCAAGGCGAAGCTGATTCCGGAGCATGATTTATTCATGCTCAAATATCAGAGCGACTGGATCAATGACCGGTCCCTGATCCGCCTGATGGAGAAGAGCAGGCGGGTGGGCATCAGCTACGCGACGGCTTATGACGAGGTAAGGCAGCACAGCCTGAAGGGCTGCCGGATCGACACTTGGTTTTCCTCCCGTGATGACATGACGGCCCAGGAGTTCGTGCGCTACTGCGTGAAGTTCGGGGGCGTGCTCAACATCGCCGCGAGTGCGGCGTTCGATGAAAAGATCCTCTACGGCGAGGACGGCAAACAAAGTGCGACAGCCTCGGTGATGCGCTTTGCTAACGACACGCGGATCAACTCGATTTCCAGCAACCCTGACGTGTTCGCAGGCAAGGGCGGGAATGTGGGCCTGGATGAGTTCGCCCTGCGGAATGATCCACGGAAGCTCTACGACGTGGCCAAGCAGACCATCGCCTGGGGCGGCCGGGAGTCGATTATTTCCACCCACCGGGGAGCCAACAACTTTTTCAACAAGCTCATCACCGACGAGCGGAGCGACGACAAGCGCAAGCACCGTGGGATCTCGATCCACCGGGTGACTCTGACCAGGGCGCTGGAAGATGGCTTCTTGTGGAAGCTGCAAACGAAGCTCCCGGAGGATGATCCCCGAATGGAGATGGACGAGGCGGAGTATTGGAATCACGAGATCAACGGGTTCTCGACCAAGGAGCGGGCGATGCAGGAGCTGGAGTGCCAGCCGGAAGATGAGGCGGACCGCTATCTGCCCTACGACCTCTTGCAGGGCTCGTTCTATCTGCCTGCGGATGATCTTGTGGCGCACACGGAAGACACCGTGGATTTCCGTGGGGCCAAGGGGCAGATCCGCTACCTGCTGCCGCGCGGCGTGCAACCATCCGGCATCCGCGATTACCTGGCAGCGAGGAAGCTGGCGGGTGGATCGCTCTATCACGGCAAGGACGTGGCGCGGAAGAAGGACTTGAGCGTGGACGTCTTCGGCGAGCGCAAGGATGGAATGATTTTCGTGCGGGCGGTGGTGGAGTTTGACCGGGTGGCCTTCAGCCGCCAGGAAGGCATCCTCTATCCGATCATGCCTTTGATCGCCCGGAGCTGCGTGGACCAGACGGGCATCGGGATGCAGTTCGCGGAGCGGGCCGGAGAGAAGTTCGGCGCGTGGCGGGTGGAGGGCATCAACTTCACGGTGGGTTCCAAGGCAATGCTCGCCGGGCCGTTGCGCACGGCGTTCGAGGACCGTGTCCTGCGCATCCCGGAGGATGACAAGTTTCTGACGGACCTGCGGATGATCCGCAAGGAGACGGTGGGAGATCACGACCGCTTCGTGGCGAGCGAGGATGAGGAGGGTGACTCCCACGCGGACCGGTTCTGGGGGCTGGCTTTGATGCTCCATGCCGGGAAGGCACCCGGCCGCACTTACTTCCCACCACGCCCCGGCGGACGCCGGACGCGCAACCATGAAAGGACGGCTCAATGACCCGGAATCAAAAATGGCCTCTAAAATCGATTTCTAGGGGGGTGGGCATCGATATGGCACCATTACGCACCCAAAATCTTTGCAACGCCTCACGGCGATTTGCAACGGGGTTCTGGCGAAGTGGGGAAGGAGGGGCGGCGTGAATTCCGCTTCCACCGGCAAAAAGCCATCCAGGGCCGGATTTCTGTCCCGGATGGGCCAGATCATGAACCGGGCGGCGGGTCACATCTCGATGCGTCTCCACGTGGCGATGGCGAACACCTGGCGGGACGGTTACAACCCGCTGCGGTCGCTGACGATCATGCGGGCCGTGCATTTGCTGGAAGACGGCGAGCGCGGAGCCTATGCGGACCTGCAGTGGACTTACCGGTTCATCGAAATGCAGGACGCCACACTCGGTGCCCTGGTCGAGCGGCGGACCTCCGCGATCCAGGAGCTGGACTGGGACATCAAGACTCGTTCCGAGATCCCGGCCGGGAAGGAAGCCGTGGCGAAGCGCCAGGCGGAGGCACTGACGGCCGCTTATCAGAAGATCGGCAATCTATCCGCCGCGTTCGAGGCGATGGCGATGGCGAGCTTCCGGGGATTCGCCCGGCTGGAGAAGGTGACGGATGAAAACGGCGACATCGTGGAGCTGGCACCAGTGGACCAGTGGTTCTGGGTGCGACGCGGGCTTTATGGTCCGTGGAAGCTGAACCGGAAATCCCAACTCGGCACGGTGGACGGCGAGGATGTGCCCGAACCGCGATTCCTGTCCCGCGAGGTATCCCGCCCTATCAACCGCGTGGCACTCATCGCCTTTGTTCGGAAGGCTCTCTCACAAAAAGACTGGGACGGCTTCATCGAGACCTACGGCATCCCCGCCGTGTTCATCGTGATGCCGGAAGACGTGCCCGAAGAGAAATCCGACGAGTACCTCGAAATGGCCGACCAGGTGACCGGCGACGCACGGGGTGTGTTACCCGGCGGCAGCGAGGTCAAGACGGTGGACAACGGAGCGCGGGGGAACAACCCGTTCAAGGATCACATCGCGTATCAGGACGAGCAGGTCGTGCTGCGTGGCACCGGCGGCAAGCTGACGATGCTGGCGGAGAGCGGCAGCGGAACGCTGGGTGGCTCCGTGCACGCCGAGACCTTCCAGGCAATCGCCCGCGCCGAGGCTGCGGAGATTTCCGAGATCTTCCGCAAATGCATCGACGCGGAGATCATCGAGCGGGTGACACCAGGCGAGGATGCCTATGCCTACTTCGAACTCGCGGCGAATGAGGAGATGGACCCGGCGCAAGTCGTGAAGGACCTCGTTTCGCTGGAGGCTGTCGATCTTCAGGCGGATGAGAAGTGGATCGAGGAGAAGACCGGGTATCCGGTGAAGCGGAAGGCAACGTCGAACATCGAACATCCAACATCGAACATCGAAGGGAAGATTTTGAATCGCGAAGATGCGAAGGGAGAGAAGTGGGTGAGCTTCGCTCGGGAAACCGGGACGCTGGGGATTCCCCGGGAAATCATGCCGCAGATCAACCAGGGCAACCGGGCGGCGGTGGTGAATTTCTTCAAGGCGCGTGGCATCGGCTACAGCCGGATCCTGCGTGCGCCGTCCGACCTCAAGCCGAGCCAGGCGGAATACTGCCCGGCCAAGGTGGAGGCAGCCATCGAGCGGAATGACTCGAACCGGGCCTTACTGGTCTCCGCCGACAACTATGTGATCGACGGGCATCACCAATATCTCGCGAAGCTGCAAACCTATCCAAACCGGCCGATTGAAGTGTTCGTGCTCAAAGCACCGGCGATGCAGGTGATCGGGATGTTGCTGGCCATGCCGTCCACCACGACGGCGGACATGCCGATCCGTAACAGCCTGAGAGAGGATCTGGACGATGGCGGCGGCGATGATTTCGACGAGCTGTTTCAGACGACTCTGGCAGAAGCGCTGGGCGTGCGGTCGGAAGTGCTTGCGCCGATCTCCGATCTGATCGGCGGATTGCAGGGCGGCGGCATGGACGATGCAACGTGGCTGCAATTCGTCACGGACGCTGCCGAGGCGATACCCGAACTGTTCGATCCGGCCGATGCCGAGGCGCTGGCCACAGATCTGGAGGCCGCGATGGGAACGGCCGTGTTGATCGGGACGCGGGACCAGCTGAGGGAAGAGAATTTGAACCGCAAAGGCGCAAAGGACGCGAAGGAACGCAAAGAAGAAACCAACTGATTTATGAGAGCGAAGATTTTGAACCGTTTTGGAGCCATTCCGCCAGACCACTGGTATCACATCGAAGTGGCGGGCACTCATCCGGCCGGGCCGGGCCGCAAGCAGTTGATCGACGACAAGGCGTTCCAGGCCATCCTCAACCGGTTCAACACCGAAAAGGAGGAAGCTGGCGAGAATTGGGGCGGGATGCTGGTAGATCTGGATCACCGGTCGCACGATCTCGAACAAACCACCGAGGCTCACGCCTGGCTTCAAGAACTCGACGTCCGCCAGGGGCAACTCTGGGGACGGCTGGACCTCACCGATCTGGGAGAACACGCGATCCGCAACAAGCGGGTGAAGTGGTTCTCCACCGAATACGATCCCCAGGATCTCGAAACCGTGGAGGCGGGCATCGTCCGCCCGCTGCGCCTGTCCGGCCTCGCCTTCACCAACCGCCCGAACAACCGGGGCGGCAAACCAATCTCCAACCGCGACGGCACTCTGCCGGGCGGCGAGCAAACCGAAACCAAACCAACCATGCAACCTATTGCACTCAAGCTGGGACTGCCCGCCGACGCCGACGAAGCAGCCATCCTCAAGAAACTCGCGGACATCATGTCCGAGCTGGAAACCCTCAAGGGCAAGGAAGCCGGTGTCGAAGCCGACGCCATCATGAACCGCTACGGCGACCGCATCCCCAAAGAGAAGCGGGACGACGTGCGGAAACGCCTGATCGCGAACCGCGAGGACACCGTGGCCATGCTCGACCTGCTGCCCGAGCCCGCCAAGAAGACGGAAGAGCGGATCTTCAACCGCGAAACCGCCAAACAGCCTGACACCGTCTCCGATGGTGATGACGACAAGGCCGGTGACACCAAGAAGGCCGCCGCCATCCGCAACCGGGCAAACACCATCGCCCGCGAGCAGAATATCCCCTTCAACCGCGCCTTCGGCCTCGCACAAGCGGAGCTGAGCTAACGGAACGCCGAACGTCCAACGCTGAACACTGAACATCGAAACCAAATAGAACACACATCATCATGAGCCTAGCATCCATGTTGGCGATCTTCGCCACCCAAACGAACATCCAGGAAGGCCCCTTCAAGGTCCTCGCTGGCGAGAACCTCACCGGCATGGAAGGCCGGGTGGTCAAACTCACCCACGACACCGGCGTGCCGGAAGTCATCCTTCCGAACGACGTGGCCGACGAGGCTGAATACCTCCTGCTCGAAGGCGGGGCGGACGGCGAGGAAGTGACCGTCGTCGCAATCGGCCGGGACTGCACCGTGCGACTGCGCTTGAACGGCACCTGCAACCCGGGCGCAAAGCTCACCCTCGCGCCGATCAACGGCGCGGACGACGGCAAGGTGTGCACCGTCCCCGTGACGGCGGACACCTACTGGGTGGCCTTCCGTGCGGAGGAGAAGGGCGTGGACGAACAACTCGTCAAATGCCGCCTGCTGCCGAATCCCGGTGCCCTCGTCGTAGCCTGATCCATCACCACGACTCCCAACCGAAACCAACAAACCAACATCATGAGCAAACTTGCTTCCGTATCCGCCGACCCGATTCTGGTCGAGTATTCCCAAGGCGCGGCCCAGACCGCGACCTCCAGTGTGGCCGATTTCCTCGCGCCGACCGTGCCAGTGGCCTCGTCCGTGGGCCGCTACAAGCTATACACCGCGAAGAGCCGCTTCCGTATCCCGGACACCCGCCGCGCGGTGGGCGGCCGTGCGACGCAGATCGGTTTCTCCGCCGAGGACAAAAACTACAACTGCGCTCCGCACGCGCTCGACTTCCCGGTGGACATCCTGGAACAAGCCGAGGCACCGGAACTGATGAACATCCTCCAGGAGGGTGCCGACATCTGTTCCCAAGTGGGGGCGTTGGCTCACGAGAAATCCGTGGTCACCACCGCGCTGACCGCACTCGGTGCCGGGACCGCACTGTCCATCGGCGCGAACGATGACATCGTCGCGCAGATCGACACGAACATCCTCTCCGTCATCAAGGCGGCGAAGATGGGCGGTTTCATGAACGTGGGTGTCGTCTTCGGTGCCGGTGCCTGGCGCGTCGCCAAGAACCACGCATCCGTGCGCGGCCGCCTGCTGGCCAACGGCAAGAAGGATCTGGCGAACGTGAACCTGGAAGACTTCGGCAGCATGCTCATCAGCAAGTGCGAATCCCGCGTCTCGCTGATGTGCTATGACGACGCGCCGGAAGGCCTCGACGAGGACATCGAGTTCGTGCTGGACGGAGACATCATCGTCTTCGCCCGGGTGGCACAGCCAACCCGCTTCGACCCCTCGTTCATGAAGACCTTCCGTCTCCGGAACCAGTGGATGAAGCCCGGCACATACACCCGTGACGACGGTCGTGCCGAGGTTGCGAAGTTCGACTGGTCGGAAGACGTCCAGGTCACCAACGCGGCCGCCGGTGTGCGCCGGACAGTAGCCCTGTAAGCCCCAGGGAACATCGAACATCGAACGCCCAACATTGAACGCTGAAGTGAAGAGTCTTCGTTCGATGTTCAATGTTGGAAGTTCGGCGTTCGATATTCCTCCCCACCTCCTATCATGTCCACACTCCAACCATGGGTCGCGCTGAGCGCCGTCAACCTGCTGTCCTCGATGACTCATAAAGAGCGTGAGGATCTAGGCAAGGTGTCGGTGGGCGTGGATGTGACGGACCGGGTGATTCCGATCCTGGCTGACCTGGTCAACGAGATCCGCGGTTACATCGGCTCACACTCGCGGAACACGCTCAGTGCGGATCCGCTGCTGATCCCTTCCGAGTTCGTGGCCAAGGCCATGGCTATCGCCCGCTATCGGGTGATCGCCACCATTCCCGGCAGCTACAAAGCCGAGGGGCCGCGCAAGGATGAGTATGACAAAGCGGACGCGTTTTTCGTCTCCGTCGCCAAAGGAACCATCCGCCCGCGTCCCGCTCCGGACGCGGAGGCGAACCCGGTGCCGGAGGGCAAGGCGCATCCATCCCCGAAGATCAACGCCCGGAAGCGCCGCTTCGGCCGCGACCAGCAGGAGGGGATCTGAACGTCGAACGTCCAACATCCAACATCGAACATCGAAGGAAGAGAAGTCATGAACCCGGAGAACCAACCTGCGCCCGAACCCCATCTGACCGAACACGGTCGGAAGCGGGGGAAGGAGCGTGCGGGGCTGGCACCGGGGGCGCTGAAGCGGGCGGCTTGCAAGGCGCTTGCGGAGGGCTTGAAACCGCGTGACACGGGCGGAAGCCTGCGCCGCTACCTGGACAAGATTTCAATCGAGCATCCGGGCAAGCATCCCCGGGTCCATGCCGACCACATCTTCATCTTCGCGGACAGAGATCTAATCACCGTGCTGCACCTGCCGCATGAATACCGGAAGTCCGCCGCGTCCGCGCGGAAGAAAAAGGGAGGTGAGGCGTGATTGATTTCACGACAGCCCGGCCACTCAAGGAAGCGGTGGACAGCCTCTCCCGGCGGACGCCGATGGGCACGGCGCTGAACTCGGCCGAGCTGGAACGCCTGCCGCTGGAAATCCGCGACGCTGCGTTCTTCTCCGCCCAGGTGCAAAACGAGCGGATCCTGGCAGAAGCTCAGAAGCGGATCACGCAGCGCGTCATGCTTGAGCGGTCGAAGCTGGCGGACGGGAAACCCGGCGTGACGATGGATCGCTCTCGGTTCATCAAGGAAATGCGAGCCGAGTTGGAAAAGCTCGGCTATCGTCCGGATCCCAAAAAAGAGGGATCGCTTCAGGACCTATCAAGCTCCGGTAGGCTCGGGCTAATCTGGGACATGAACCTCGCGCAAGCCGAGGGCGCAGCCGGGTGGAAAACCAGCATGTCCGAGACGGCGCTACGGGTGGAACCGGCGATGGAATTCATCCGCGTGGAAAACCGCATCGACCGCCGGATCTGGCCGACCGTGTGGGCCGCCAATGGTGGCAAGTTTTACCCTGGGCCGTCCGAGTATCCGGAAGGCCGGATGATCGCTCTCAAGACTTCCGACATCTGGCGGCGGATCAACCGCTTCGGCGTGCCGTGGCGTCCCTTCGACTGGGGCAGCGGCTACGGCACACGCGGCGTCGGCCGCCGTGAAGCGCTCAAGCTCGGGGTGATCAAGGAAGGTGACCCGCCGCAGAAGCCGGAGACCCTTCCGCTAACAACGGGCTTGCAGGCCAGCGTCAAAGGTCTGCCGGAAGCCAGCCGCGAGCGTCTCCGCAGCGAGATGGGCGACTCAATCCGGTTTGACAAGGACGCTATTTTCTACCAACGTGACACCACTCCCGCCAATGAGCACCGAGACCAAACCATCCCCAACGAACTCCGTGCGCGTGCTCGATCCTACTTCGAGCGAGGCCAAGAAGCTCTCGGCGCAATTCGATCAAACAACGATGGAGCCGAAGCGTTTTTCGGAAGTCCGGAAGCGGATGAATTCCGGCAAGTCTTCCTCGCCCAGCTCGCAGCGGTAGGCACCGGCCGCAAGCAGCTCTTCCACGACAGTTTCCCGCCTGACGCGGCTAAGGCGCTGATGGAGATGGTGGCGGCGGTGATGCCGCAAGTGGAGACCGAGTTCGACGAAGGTCACCTCATTGCCTGGCGTCCCGACCTGCAGGAGCTGGCACCGAGCGAGCTGCTGAGACTTTCCAAAGAAGAGCCCATCGCGAAAAACGGGATACTCCTTGGCTACGGCCTTGAATCGCGCCAGACCTCCGCCGCCTTCGACCAGGTCTATCTGCAAGGCCCGGACGGGCGGAACTGGAGCGGATTCCACGCAGCGCCTCGCACGTCGCGGATCTACGCGGCCGCGAGGTTGAGAGACCTGGTGGATGCAATCGGCGATGGTTTCGAGGCGGTGATCCTGAACATGCGAGCGCTGACACAAGGAGGTGCGCCATGATCAACATCCAAGTGACTGTGGCAGCCGAAGATGCACGGGCCTTCCTGGTGAACGTGACCGGCACGCTGACGAAGCGACGTGAGCTGAACGACGCGCTGGCCATCCGCCTGAGGCGCGAGTTGAAGGAACACTTCGCCATCAAGAACCGGGAGCCGAACAAGATGAACGCGCCGAAGTCCAATTTCTGGAGACAGGTCGCGGATGCCACCGACGTCGCGGAGGTGACCGACACCGGCGCGACCGTGGCGGTCGCTGAGCAGCGATTCAACATCCAGCTTTTCGGCGGGACGATCCTGCCGAGGACCAAGAAGTTTTTAACCATCCCGCTGATCGCTGAGGCGCGCGGGAAATTCGCCAGCGATTACGAAAAGGATAACAAGCGCAGACTCTTCACCATTCCTGGCAAGCGTGCGTTGTTCGAACAGACGAGCGAAGGCACGGGGAAATCCGCGCCGAGCGGAGTGAAAGGACGCGTCCGGGGGAAGAACCGCAGCTTCAGCGTGAGCCTCGCGGCCAAGCCTAACATCCGTGCCGTTTACGCGCTTGCCCGCAAGGTGACCATCAAAGCCGATCCGACCGCTCTCCCCAGGGCGGCGGATCTACTCACCGCCCTGCAGGAGGAAGCTGATGATTTCATGAAAGACCTCAACGAAGGGAGGCTCGCATGAGCAATCTCTATTCACTGCGCCGCGAAATCCGCGATGTGCTGCTAGGCGGCGGATGGGAGACTAACGAGGTCCTCATCAAGCGCCGCGCCAACATCTGGAACGATATCGCCGTGGCGACCGGAGCGAGCAAGCACGGGCAGTGCCTGGTCATCGGCGTGGCCAAGGGCACCAAGCTCGGCCCGGCGCGACCTGGCACGCGGCAGATCGTCATGGAGATCACCGTGCCCATCACCCTCATGGAGCTGCCGACCGCGGATCCGGAACAACCGGAGACGGGCGACGCCGACGAGGACGACCGCTGGGAGGCGATGTGCCTGCTGCTGCAGGGCGAATCGTTAGGACGCAGCGCCCTGCACTACGAACTCGACTTCGACGGCTTCGAGGACGTGGAGGATGAGGACTACGTGATCCGCCAGACCACCTTCAAGACCCGTCTCATTCTCAAGCCTGCATGAACATCGAACATCGAACATCGAACATTGAAGTGAAGAAAAAACAATCACCATGAACAACACCGACACCACACCACCACCCGCCACCGATCCCAAGAACCCGCTCGTCGCATGCACCGTGCTCGTCGCCAAGACGACTTACGGTGATGTGATCCTCGGCCAGGGAGCCAAGATCCGCATCCCGAAAAAGGACGCGGAAACGCTCGCAGGCCTCACTCCACCCGCCGTGCAAATCACCGGCATCTGAAACCACCACCACTAACGAAACAACATCATGGCCTACGAATTTGGAACCCTCAAGGAGCGCCTCACGGGTGCGCTCATCCGCTTCATCCCCGACGGGGAAGTCATCTCCGCACTCACCATCGGCAAGGCGGTAAAGCCTGCTGACGCGGCATTCACGGACGACTACTCGCTCGGACGCATCAACAACTCCAAGTATGTCCCCAAGACCAAGGACCGCGTCCGGGAGTGGGCGCTGCCGACCGGCGGCTACAAGGAGCGCACCACCAAGTCCACCACCGAGGACGCCTACGAAATCACGGTGATCGATTACGCCACGGCGCTCTTCGACCAGCTGGCATTCGGCCTCGCGGCCGCACCGGTGGCGGACACCGAGCAGCAGGCCTTCGCCAGCGCGGACCGCTACAAGGATGGCTGGGCGCAGCTCACCATGATCGAGGAGGACGGCACGGTTTCCGGCGTCCTCACGGTGCACGTGCGGCTGGAGATCTCCGCCGCGCCGGAAATCAAAAACGAGGACGGCTCGCCAGTCTGGCGGATCGCCCACCTCGGCGATGGTGCCGCGCTCGACACCTACATGCCGTATCCGGCCTAAGGGTGGGGATTTGAGATCTGAAATTTGAGATTTGAGATTGAAGACTCATGAGATCGTCGGACTGGAAAATCACGTGGGATCCGGCTGGCATCAGCCGGGTCCTGCTGGATTACGACGATCTGATGGACGGCGAGATCCGGATCTCCGGAGAGCAGCTCGCGGGGCAGGGCAAATCCGACTTCGCCCTGCGAGCGGTGGCACTCTCCCGCAAGAACGTGAAGCGGCGGCTGGAGTTCGGCCGCCGCCTTCCTCACGCGACGGGTGCCGCCAGCTGGATGGCGGCGGTGGACGAACTCAGCGCAATGCCCTGGGGACTCAAGGGCACGCTGCGCATCGAGCCGCGCGGAGGCACCGCGAAGGATTGCGCCGCATGTGTGCTCAGCTCACGCCACGGCCCGGTGGTGGCGGATGGAATCATCGAGTCCGTGCATGACTACGTGCTGAGGATCGCTCCGCTCTGAACATCGAACACCGAACGTCCAACATCGAATACCGAACGCAGATGGCTTCGCGCTTCCTCGCTCTACTCTCCCTCTTCACTTCGACGTTCGATGTTGGACGTTCGATGTTGGACGTTCCTCTCTCTTTCTAATGGCTGGCATCATCATCACTCCAGGGACTACGAACCCGCCGGTCGTGCCGACGCAGATCCTGGCGGGCTATCCGTTTCCGAAAGTGCCGGTGAAAACCATCCGCAAGTGGCGGCAGTTTAATCCCGGCTGGGTGGGTGAGCTGGAGCCGCTGGCCGTGCCGCTGCCGATCGGATACTCCTACTTCGACTTCGTCACCGGCGACATCACGGTGGGTGTGGATGTGGACACCTTCGATGCAGGCAAGCCGAACTTCACGACGGCCGGAGTGCGCTACGTGCCAGACGCCCTCTACGCGAAGACCGCGCAGGACATCGGTGCCAAGACCTATTCCGCCATCGACAGCACACCACCATTTCCGGCGGGAAGTGACAGCATCGACATAGGCCTGGTGGAGGCTCAATACGGCGGCGACTACGCGATGCCATCCAACGGCATCCGGGTCTTGCTGAACTTCGATCTCACGCTGGCGGGCACCGGCGGGGCGGAGATTTTTTACAGCCTGTCCACCCTGGATGAATCCGACCCTGGCGCGACGAGCGGCACCATCGTCCTGCCGGTGCCCTATCCGGTGAACCCGGTCAGCAATGATTTTATCAACCAGGTCATCGACACGGTGCGCAACGTGACAGTCACCCTGTTTTACGACGGGGAGCCCGTCGACAAGATCTATCTGGCCATCCCGATCACCGGGGAGGTGAGCTTCACCATCGTGCCCGCGACGCCGGGTGCGGATCTGGACATCCCGGAGGTGGACAGCGGAATGACCTGGTCCGACACGCTCCACGGCCTGACAGCCTCCGCTCCGGCGGGAACCGCTCCCACCATTCCCTATTCCGGCTACGTCCGCGAGTCCTGGACGAGCGAAGGAGAAATCACCCTGTCATGAGCATCCAGAGTCCATGCGCGATCATCCTGACGCCACCGGGCGGAGCGGCCATCACCCTGGTGGATGCCGGTGGATGGCTGGCGGCGCTGCCGGTGTTCGACGCGACGCAAGGTTTGTTCGAGTCGGACGGCGTGCAGTTAGGAGCGGCGTTCTTCCGGCCGCTCGGGAACGTGGCGGTGACCATCACCTTCACCACCGAGGAAGACCACGCGGATCTGGCGGCCGCGCTCGATGCGTTCCTCGGGGCGGACGTGGTCGGGGGTGTCTCGGTGCTACAGGTTTCCGGGCTGCTGACGATTGGCGACTTCGCCGAGTGCGCGGACGCGGTGGTGCACGTGGTGACTCCGGACCTGCCAAGCGGCGCGGCCGCGACCACCACCCGGGTCTTCACCATCATCACCTCCATCCCCACACCGGCGGCAAGCTAACACACGATCATGGCAGACAAGAAATTCACCATCGGCATCGAGACCACGGCGGACACGAGCGGAGCGGCCAAAGCGGTCGATGCGATGGACGAGGTGGTGGACTCGGCAGAGGACGCGGGCAAGGCGATCGACGATGCGGGCAAAGGTCCCGGCATGAAAAAGCTGCCGACCGAAGCGAAGGCGGCGGCCGGATCCATCGACGCGCTGGAAGACGAGGTCCGCAAACTCAACAGCGAGCTCAACAAACTCCCGGTCGGCAGCAAGGAGTTCGTCACCATGGCGGGGAAGGTCAAGGAGGCGAAAGCCTCGCTCGCCCTGGCAGAAGGCGAGGCGCGGAAGCTCGGTGGCACCATGGGACGGAAGGGCAACGCGGGCAACGCGGTGTTGGAGTTTTCCCGCGCATTCGAAGATGCTCAATACGGCATTCGCGGAGTGCTCAACAACATTCCCGGCCTCATCGCCATGCTCGGCGGCGGTGCGGGTCTCGCGGGTATCCTGAGCATCGCGGCCGTGGCTGGCACCCAGCTCTGGGAAAGGCTGTCAGACGAGAAGAAGGCGGATGACTCCGTCAAAACCATCGCCAAGCCGCTGGATCTGCTGAAGCTGCTGAAGACCACGCTGCAGGACATCGCCAAGGCGGAGCGGGAACGCGCCAGCGAGGACACCGTGGAAGCCTTCGAGCGGCAGAAGAACGCCATCCAGCTCGAATCGCTCGCCGTCCAGGGCAACAACGCGCTGTTGAAGGAGAATCTCGGCTACCGGGAGAAGCTTGCAGCGCTCGAATCCAAGGAGGCTCTTCGCACAATCGATCAAAAAGAGAGGGAAGGCAAGCTCACGCCGGATGAAGCTAACAAGCAGCGCGTGGGAGTGGCGGGAAAAGCGGTTGAAACCGAGCTCAAACTCCGCCGCGAGTCTGCGGCACTCGAGGTGCAAGCCCTGGCAGACAAGGAAGCAGCCGAGGCAAAGGTGACGGCAGCGGCGCGGACAAGCTTCGAACGAGCGCGCGTCGAACTGGAAAACAGAAAGAAGGAAACCGAGGAACTGCAGCGGCAGATCCAGCTGCGGGCATCACTCGACAAAGCCAGGGCGAACCTGACACCGGCGCAGGAAAAAGCTTTTGCTTCCGGGCAGTCAGGATTGGACGCCGCGACCCGGCTGGAAGGAACTGGAAACAACGCCGCTGCCGCGACCGTCCGCGAGGCTGCTCTGCGTGATCTGGAAAAGGCGCGCGACCTTTGGAATGAGATCCAGAAAATCAACGAGCGCATCGCCAAGGAAGCACCCCGTGCGATCCAGGCCTACGAAACAACGGACAAGGATGGCAACAAAACCACCATCGATCCTAACCGGAAGCTGTCACAGTTGGTCGACGGATCGCCCGATGGGAAGACTGAAAGCACGGCGACTCTACTTGCCCGGGTCAAGACCCTTGAAGAGGCGGCCAAGAACGCTGAACAACAACAGGCCGCCACAGGCACCGCCAGAAGCAACCGCGAGAACCTCGCCGCCGCTCAGAATGCGAATGCTTCCGACCTGGCATCGAGAAACAACCCAGCGCTTCAGAGTGCTGAAGCCATCGCAGCTGAAGCAACGCTGAAGCTGTCCACCGAGATTCAGGCAAAGATCCCTGCAGCAGCTCAATCAGAAGCGACGGGCATTCAGGAAAAGCTTCGTCAGATCCTGGCGGACGGACAGCAGAAGGGCGAGGGCGGCGAGACTGAAATCCTGCTCAAGCAACTTGCCGATCTCACCGGGAAAAACTCCACCACCAGCCGTGAGTTTTATCAGCTGATCTCTCAGACATCCGAGACGAACGCCGCACTGCTTACCGAAGCGATCCGGCTGATGAAGGGCATTAAATCGACGCAGGACGAGCACAGCCGGGAAATCAAAGGACTTCAAACCAACGCCGGGGGACAACGTGGATTTTAACCCATGAGCGACACCTGGACAATGAAAGGCCAAGCGGGCAAGACCATCGACGCCACCGAGCGGACGCTGGAACAACTGCGTGCAGGCGGCTTGCAGATCGATTTCCGGGGGCTTGCAACGGAGACCGCGACGTGGAATATCTGGCTGAAATCCACCGCCGAAATCGGCACCTACGTCCCGGATGAAGGGCAGCGGATTTCCATCTATCTGAACGGTGACCGCTACTTCACCGGCCACGTCACCGGCCGCGAGCCGGTCTTCAGCGCCGGGGAGTGGGGATACGCGATCACCGTCTCCGGGCCGTGGTATTGGCTGGAGAAGACGCCGCTGAGTTCCGAGATCGCGGATGAGACCACCGTGGTCCAGGAGCGGGCCATCTACATCTTCGCCACCGGCTCGCCCACCTCGCACCTGACCAGCCTGGCCGCGCGGGCCATCGAGCTGGGCATGCCCATCGACCTCGGCAGCATCGCCACGTGCCATCCGGTACCGCGGCTGAGCTTGCGCGAGATGAGCCTGGCGGAGGCGATTTCCGAGATCATGCGGCTGGTGGTGGACGGCATGGTTTACTTCGACCACAGCGGCCCGGACGGGACCTATCCGCAGCTCTGCATGCAGCGGCGCACCCCGGCGACCACGGTGGAAATCACCCCCGCGCTGCTGTGCGTGCCCACGATCAAGCTCAAGCCCCGCTACGATCTCCAGATCTCCGAACTCAAGCTCATCTACGCCACCCGCGAGACCTACGGAAACACCCGCGCCACCGCGTATAAATCCACCACCTCGGGAGCGTCCACCGGCGAGCGTCCGGACCGCCAGCTGATCACCGTTTCTGGGCCGGAGCCGGGCCTCGGACTGCCGCAGGATCTCACCGACTTCGTGGTGGTGAAAAGCGCCGTCATCGACGGGAATCTGGGAGCCGCGCTCTCGCTCTACCACGACCTGCTTAAGGCGGGTGACGCGGACCTGTCCGACGTGCAGGTCTACGCCACGCCGGAGGAAGACACGGCATCCGGATCCACCGTGGAATGGCCGGCCGACCCCATGGTCATCATCACCGACAGCGAGGGCAACGACCTGGATCTGGGCGAGTGGACGCACTATCTAACCAAGGGCGAGGAAAAGGACTGGTGGAAAAAAGACGGCATCGAGTGCGTGCAGGCGCGAGTGACCGCCACGGTCGCCAGCTTCGAAATCGCAGGGCTCACCGACGCCGCTCCGCCGATGCCGAAATGGGCACGCGTGGTGGGTGCGCGGCCGTCCGTGCACTTCGTCATCGACGCCTCCGAGCTCAAGTTCCGCTACGTCTGGCAGGCGAGCATTTCCACCGTCGTGCCGCTGGTGAAAACCCACTGGGCTGTGGACACCACACTGATCCGCCAAGAGGACTGGGGATGGTTCTTCCCGCCCGCCGGATTTGCAGACTATCTGCTCGAAACGCAGAACTGGGTACCCTGGGAGGGACAGGTGCCAATCGCCACCGACGAGACCCCGGCTAACAACCTCGTCGGCGCGGTCCTCAACGTGGCCGGATGGGTACCGGAAACCGCCGCCATGCGGGCCATGATCTCCGCCTACTCGGTAGTCCCCGCGACCGGCCAAGTGACCTTCACCCTCGGCCCTCCGGCGAGGCATTCCTACCGTGACCTGGTCAACCGGTTCCGGCAGTCCGGAGCGGACAATATCTACTGGCTCAACGCCGGTGGCGACGGCGGCGGAAGCGCCCCCGGCGGACCTCCCTACGGCTCCATTCTCACCGAATCCGGAGACTACGAAATCAACGAAGACGGCACAATGCCCACCACCGAAAACGCATGAAAACGCACCACAAAACCAGCATCATCCTGGGGCTCTCACTCGCCCTAACCGCCACGCTTTCCGCACAACAGAAAGTCAGCGAACGGACCTCACTCGCCGCCGCCGCGCTCGCCCCGGCCACCGACATCCTACCCATCGTGGACATCTCCGCCGGACTCTCCGGATCCAAGAAAATCACCATCGATGACCTGTTCACAGGATGGGGGATGACCGCCTCCGGCAAGACGCTCGTCACCCAGGCCAGCGCCGCCGCCCAACGCTCCGTGCTCGGCCTCGGCACGGCCGCCACGGCCGCCAGCTCATCCTTCGAGCCAGCACTCGGAAACCCCGGCACGAACGGCCATGTGCTCAGCTCGACCACCGCTGGAGTGCGCTCATGGATCGCCCCGGGAGCGGGCGGCGGCGACCTGGCGTCCCAAGCAGAGGCTGAAGCGGGCACCGAAAACACCAAGACCATGACCCCGCTGCGGACCGCGCAAGCCATCACCGCGCTGGGCGTGGATAACGGCTCGGATCAAACGATATCCGGCCAGAAAACCTGGACCGACGAGGCGACTTACGAGGCGGGCGTGATCGCCAATTCCGTCGCTGCGGACAACGTCACGGCAGGATCATTCCAGGTCACCGGGAACACCACCCTTACCGGGAATCTCGACATCTACGGAGCGACCACCTTCAACCTCGCGTCCTCCGCCACCGGCGACCTTTACTACCGCGCCTCCGGCGGCGAGATCGCCAGGCTCGGAATCGGCGGACCGGACCAATACCTCGGAGTCGCTTCCGGCCTCCCGTCCTGGGTGACACCTCCCGCCACCGGCGATCTGGCGTCCCAAGCAGAGGCGGAGGCGGGCACCGAAAACACCAAGACCATGACCCCGCTGCGGACCGCGCAAGCCATCGCGGAGTTGGCGGTGGGAGAAGTCACCCTGGCCGGTGCCGAGACGTTGACAAACAAGACCCTCAGCGACCCTAAAATAACGCTATCCGGTGGCGCAGGGGATCAGCCCGGGGACATGTATTACAATGACGGGACCGGGACGCTCATGCGTCTGCGACTTGGGGACGATGGGGATACCCTGATCGCTGACGCGTTCACCGGGAAGCCCGTTTGGGGAGTTTCCGGAAGGTATCTGCAACCCGCAAACAATCTGGCCGATTTGGTGGATTTCGCAGCAGCAAGAAGCAACCTCGGGCTCGGGCTCGCAGCTACAGCGAACACGGGTGGGCTCGATGGCGAGCTGCCCTTCTGGGACAGCACACTCGCGCCAGCCGCGCACTGGGTGGGCAGCGACGGCACCGGAGAGGTCATCCTGGGCGATTTCGAGGACTTGCCCGCCGCCATGGGCTTGGGGACGGCCGCGGAATTAAACACCGGAGATATTTTAGCCCGCGTGAACAACCTCAATGACCTCGCGAACGTGGGGACGGCGAGGACGAACTTGGGACTCGGAACGGCAGCAACGCAACCGAGCTCAGCGTTCGAGCCAGCCCTCGGCAACCCCGGAACCAATGGATACGTCCTGTCATCTACGACTGCGGGCGTTAGGTCGTGGGTTCCTGCGGGTGCCGGAACGGGCGACTTGCTTTCCACTAATAACTTGAGCGACTTGGCCAACGCTGGAACGGCGAGGTCGAATCTAGGACTCCAAGCACTCTCCACCGTCGTCCCCGGTACCAACGTTGCGACCGCCCTAGCAATCCCCGCAGACGCAACCGGAGGCATGTTCCGGCAGGGGCAGGAGCTATCCGCGACGACGGTGACGGCGAGCGGGGTGGTGAGCATCACTGATGCCACAGCGAGCACAACCCCATCAACAGGTGCTTTAGTTATCGGTGGTGGAGTTGGCATAGGTGGGCAAATTACTGGAGCCGGGGCATTCTACACAACTAATACTGCTGGTGGTGGTAGATTCGGAACATCTTCAGTCTACATCTCGCCATTAGGATCAAGTGAGATGACGATAAACGGAAATTTTCGGCCATCTACTACCAACACCCGATCACTAGGACTAACGGGATCACGATGGTCAACCGTGTTTGGAGTTAATGGAGATTTTTCAGGCACCCTCGCCGTCGGAAGCGGACACACCACTTCAGGCGTGAACTCGTTTGCGGCCGGGGGAAACAACACCGCTTCAGGCCTCCGGTCATTTGTGACGGGCTCCAGCAACACCGCTTCAGGGTCCAACTCGTTTGTGACGGGTGCTGTCAACACTGCGAATTCCTACTGCGGAGTCGCCATCGGCACTCAGTCATCGACGCGTGGCGTAGGCTACGCATTCGTGCAAGCTGCCAGCGCACTCGCAACGGTTGGGGATGCGCAAGTCGGGCGTTACGTGTTCAGAGTGGAGACATCCACCGCCTCTCCCACCAAACTTACTACGGACACAACAGGCTCCTCCCAACAGGTCACGCTTCCTAATAATTCCACCTACTCATTCACGGGCCAAGTCTCGGCCCGCTCCTCCGGTGGCGATTCGGCGGCATGGCGCTTTACAGGCACCATCGAGCGCGGGGCCAACGCGGCCGCCACCGCCCTGATCGGCACTCCAACCATCACGGACACCAACGCCGAGGCCGGAGCGGCAGCGTGGACAATCTCCATCACCGCAGACACCACAAACGGAGCCATCTCCATCACCGCTACCGGAGCGGCAGCCACCAACATCCGCTGGGTAGCCCAAGTGGAAACCGCTGAAGTGGTCTATTGATCCAGGCCAAAGCAGCAGCCCTGCAAGCCTCTTGCAACACCCCGGAAACCTCACTTTTTCTCAAATAGGCGTCCATTTCTCTCAAATCGGTTGTCGCTTACATGCGCGGTAGCGACCGGAGCATCATTGACAGGAATCACGGTGATCGAAACGAGAGCGGGCACCGAGTCCGCGTCCCCGTCGTTCGCCTTGAAGGTGAAG